ATTTTAAATGGCGAACTCGTAAAATCTACTCCTTCGATTTGTCCTCCGCCTGCAAGTCTTGATTGGAAGATTTCAAGTGCGACTGTGTAGATAGCTGATTGAACAGCTGCGTTTCCCACATAAGTCGATCCACCACTGATGGCAGCAACTCCAGATGGGATGACATTTGCTTCCAATACGTCAGCGTTTGTGATTGATGCCGAGAAGGTAGTAGCTGTGAGATTATCGGCCAAAACTGTTCGTGTGCCGTTGTATGGGCTGAGACAGCCTGTGATGACAACGGATTGTCCTTCGGAAAATTCATGCGCCCCCACTGTGGTAAATGTCGCAACGTTATCATTTAACACTGTTTTTTGAATAAAGCTTTTATAAGTTACTAGCATCGGCAAAACGCAAGCTTCAGCCGAATCCAGTATTTGATCTAAATAAGCATCATTATAAAGAGATGAAGATACGCCAACTACACTCCGAAATTGGCTTGCAGTAACTATGCTAGGCATAACGTACCTTCATCTCTCACTCCCATTAATGGATGCCTGTGATCGGGAGCAACCACAGGCACTCAATTAAATTAAGCTATATCTAACTTGCGGAATGCAGTTGGATAACGATTGACAACACAAACATAACCATAAAGTCCAATTTCGACGCGTCCGTTAGCGACGACGTTGGCACGAATTTCAAATGTGCCTGACTCATGGAATCTCATAGCTTGAGTTGGATAAACCAAAGCAACTTTGGCTCCGCCAGTATTACCTGTGTAGTTTGGATCTACAACAAGATCAAGTCCAGCAATTGTGCCATTTGTGCTGCCTTGAGTAACAAGGCCTGCTGCATTTTGCGGTGCAGCCGCAGCAAATAGTGGTCGGTTTGAACCATCAACAGCTCCAAGTAGGTTAGCAAAATCAATATTTACGTAACCACCTGAAGGAGCAACTAACAATTTATTTGGAGTGAAACGCATTACGTTATATGAATCAGCAATTCCATCTGCAATAGATTTGTAAATTGTTGATCCTGTTGAAGAATCTGCTCCATCTGCTGCAATTTTTGCTGCATAATCATCAGTCTTTTGTGCATAAGATCCAGCTAACTCACGAATATAAAGATCAAGGAAAGATGGGTCAGATCTGTCCAACAACTCTTGATTTATTATTCCAGCGCCAGCGAATTTAACAATTGTATCTTCTTGAAAGGTTACAGTTGTATCGGTTGAAGAATATTCTGCACCTTCAGCTGTTAATGCAACAGTTGCCTGTGTGCCTAACTTTGGTGTAAAAATTTTCATTCCTGATGCAGGAAGCGGAGCGCGCTCAATGCTATCAATGAAAGGACGTGATGAATCAATAATTCCAATTACGTCGCGTAAATAATTTGGTGGCACCATTCCTGTATTTTCAGAAACAGTTGCAATTTGTAATGCTGCAACTAGATCGCGTGCATCGCTGTCTCCTTGAATTGCACGAATTTGAGCTGCTGCATATTGTCCAGCTGTAACATTTAAATCAACACGTGGCTTTGTGTATGCCACATAATTTGCAGTTACAGTTGGAGTTTGTGCCGCTTCTACCGCTTCGGGTGCGATAGGAGCTTCAGAATTAATTTCTGACACTTTGATCTCCTTGTTGTTTGTATCCTCAGCGGTTGCTTCGGAATCCTCTGTTTGTTCACTTGCAGCTATTTCGCTAACGCGAGCTGAATCAATTGCAGGCTCAGTTACTAATGAGACCTCTTGCAAGGAACTTGATTTAATCATTAAAACGCCTTCTTCATTTTTCCATTCATTAATTTTAACTCCAACACTAAAGCCATCTCTTATGCCAAAAATTGCTTCTTCAATTGCGTCATCCGCTGCGAAAGTTTTGGCCAGTTTAAATGAAGCTGTTATGCCCTGCTCATCATTTGTAATCTCTGTGAGCTTGCCAAGCGGCTTTGTCCGGTCATGCTCAAGCAAAAGCTTGACAGGCTTAGAAAAATCAATGCTATCTTTTTCAAATATGGTCGCACCTGCGCTGGTCAAACCGCGCTCACCCCATGTAACAATGCGTCCAGTTAATGTGCGCTTATCTGAGTCTGCGGCGGTTACTACAATTGGGAAATTAATCTTCATTTGATTAAATCCTCCTCCTCTTGAATTTGCTCAACGCTCATCGCGCCAATGCGGTTTAGGATTTCATAAACTTGCGCACGCTCTAATGCTGAGCCACGCAAAAAGTCATCTAAATCAAAACGTGTTTCAATTCCATTTGGGCAGAAATCTGCCTGTGAAAGTCTTTGCTCAATGCTTGTCAGAATTGGTCTCAATGAAAAATCAATAAGCGCTTTTCTTTCCGCAGTCATGTTGCTGTATGTCATCGAAGTAGTTTCAGCGCTAACAAAGCTTGCAGGAATTCCTGCTGCTCTGCTAATTTCTAATGCAAGATATTGTCTTGCTTGATTTAATTGTAATTTATCAGGATCAAAACCTAATGTTTCCAAAGTAACGTCAGCATTTAAAAATGCAGTTGATCTGGTATTTCTAGCAGTTTTCCAGCTTTCTAATAATTTTGAAATTCTTTCAGGAGCAAGATTTGTGCCATTTGATTTTAAAACCATTTGTGGAATTGGCTCTTTTGCATACATTTCAGCTGCTTGCTCTAATGCTGCGGCTGCTTTAATTGTGCGGCCTGCGCGATTTAATATTCCTTCATCCAATCCGTTAAATACAATTAAACTGCCTAGACCGAATGGCGGTACGCGCTTTCCATCAACTGTGTAATATTCAATCTCTGTCGAATTAGCATTTAATGAAGCATAAACTCTATTTGGTGCAACTCTTGTCCATGCTCTGATTCTTGAAGCATCTGTCGCGGCATAAGCGTCCAAAATAATTCCATAGCCGACCCCATATAACAAAATGTCTTCAGCCAACCAACTGTAAATTGCTGATCCTGCAACTCTTGGATCTGGTTGCATAATTACTCGATTTGGTCTTACGTGTTCATTTGTAAAATGATTATATTGCTCAAGCGGTAACGAACCGACTGTTGAACAAATAATATTTCTTGCGCGAGCTGCGGAAGGGATGGCCATAAATTGTTCACGTGTTGCTGTTGTACCACTAAATAAAATTCCGCCAACTAATTGCTGTGCATTATATGGAGCTAAAGAAGCTTGCACGTCCACTTGTTCAATTGTTTTATTGTTGCGACCAAGCAAGTTATCAAAGAATCCCATTATCACATAATATACCATAAAGGCAAGTTAAGCGATTTGAATGTCAATCTCCGTTTCGGGCTGTGTCGCAAAATATGAAACTAAACTTGTTGCAACGCTGGCACAAACGGCAACTCTACTGGCTCGCCTGCCGATAATCCAAGCGCCATCACCATATTTTAATTTTGCAGCTGAAAGTGTTTGTTGAGTCAATTCTTCTTGACCACTATGTTTTAGTCTGTGGCTGTTTATAGCTCCGAGCCACCGATCACAGCTTTCTGCGTAAATAGCACCATCCATGTTTGTCGTATGAAATCCAGCATGAGCTAAGCGACTTGCCACAGCTTGAGCTGTCCTTGCTGAATAAGCAATTGTTTGAATATTGTATTTTCGAGCATAAGGTGCAACGTCATTTGCAATTGCCAAATCATTTAAAGAAAAATCATTCGACCATGTATGCAACAAAGTTACATAAAAAGTTTCGTTGCCTAATCTCTGGCCAGCTACTAACGCTGCAAATTTTCTATCAGGGCTTAAATCTAATCCAAACCAAATCGGCTCATTAGGGTTGAGTGCTATTGGCTCAACTTTGCATAATGCCCACTGCTGCGCATCAACAGCTGCCGAAATTGTATCAACCCACTGAGACAATACCTCAGTCCGAACAATATCAATTGGATCATTAATTACGGATTTAATATTATCTGGATGAATTGTTACACCTAACGATGGGTTGGCTTGAGCAAATGCTGGCCAGTTAATATCGCCTGACGGAAGGGTAATCAGCGCATCTGGCTCAGCACTCCATTCAAACCAACCTATCGAGTCATCGGAGCCTGCGATAGCTGCAAGCGCACGCTCCCTCAGCTTGTTCAGGATGATCGAGTGTTGATCGCCAGCCGAACTATAAACCCACACTTGCGGATTTTTTGCAGCCATCATTGAATAACGCATTGATGACCAAGCATCCTCATCTTTATATTCTCTTAATTCGTCCAAATGTATGCTTTCAGGTTTAGATAACCCTCTAGCAGCATTGTTGGCAGCTTTGACAACAAACCTGCGATTTCCTTTTAACTCTATTTCTTCAGCACCATGTTGCCATCTTATCTTTTTGACTTCACTAGCTAATCGATCATTACTTTCAATTAAACTGACAATTTGTCTAAATGTTTCAAGCGACGTAGTAAGTCTGTGAGCTGATGCAAGCTGTAAGCCTTCATTCCAAACATACATTCCAGTCAATATTCGGAGCATCATAAGTGTCGATTTTCCGTTTTGCCTTGACAACACGCAACCAATTTCGGGGGCTGCCCAACGGCCATCAGCTTTAATTTTATGAGCATGTATTGCAACAAACTTTTGCCATTCCATAAGCCCTATGCCAATCTCAGCTGCAAAGTCAATTAATTCTTGACCTTTTGACGGCAAATCATTAAGTTTTGTATGAATACGCGGTGTCTGCACACCTCCTAATTCTGATTCGCTCTTAACTAAAGCGATCTTTCCAGAGT